TGAAAGTACATTGTTGTCTAAGTTTTTAGATGTTTATAGAGCAATTGATCCAGATGTCATCACAGGATGGAATGTCAGATTTTTTGATATACCATATTTGGTTAGGCGAATTGATAAAATTTTAGGAGAAGGGAGTTCTAAAAAACTTTCTCATTGGAATTTTATCAAGGAACGAAATGTTATAATGAATAATCGTGATAACATTACTTATAAATTGTTGGGTGTATCTACATTAGATTACATGGAGTTGTATAAAAAATACACTTACTCAAATCAAGAAAGTTATAGGCTACAGCATATAGCAGATGTAGAACTAGGTGAAGGTAAATTATCATATGAGGAATATGGTAATCTGCATAATCTATACAAAGAAAATTATCAAAAATTTATAGATTATAATATCAAGGATGTTGAATTAGTTGACAAATTAGATTCAAAGTTGAATTTATTAGAACTTATCATGACACTGGCTTATACAGCTGGTTGTAATTATGAGGATGTTTATGGTCAAACTAGATTTTGGGATTACATAATTTATAATCATTTACGAAAACAAAACATAGTTGTGCCTTCAAAAGATGAACGAGAACGAAAGAAGGATAAAGAATTTGAAGGTGCATATGTCAAGAATCCAATAACAGGTATGCATGATTGGGTAGTTTCTTTTGATTTAGCTTCATTGTATCCACATTTAATTATGCAGTATAATATTTCACCTGAAACATTTTTGAATACTAAGAATGATGTAGACATAGATGAATTAGTTCAAGGTAATATGAAAATTACCAAAAAGAAAGAATCATGTATGGCTGCTAATGGATATCATTTTTCAACAGTCAAGAAGGGATTCTTGCCACAACTAATGGAGAATATGTATAATGAACGTGATTTAGCTAAAAGAAAAATGCTAGACTTGCAGAGGATAGGTGGTGACAGTGAAGAAATTTCACGGCTTGATACTTTGCAAATGGCCATGAAGATTGCATTGAATAGTGCATATGGCGCTATGGGTAATCAGTATTTTAGATATTTTGATATTCGATTATCGGAGGCCATTACCAAATCTGGGCAATTGTCTATTAGATGGATAGAACGAAAGTTGAATGAATATCTAAATAAAATATTAAAAACAGAAGATGGAGATTATATAGTTGCATCTGATACAGATAGTGTTTACTTGACAATGGGATTGCTTGTTGAAAAATGCTTAGGAGATGTAACTGATAAAAATCGCATCATTAATTTTTTAGATAAAATTTCTGATAGTGAAATTCAACAATACATCAATGAAAGTTTTCAAGAGTTGTTTAGATATATGGGGTCATATCAACAAAAGATGTCGATGAAGCGAGAAGTTATCGCTGAAAAAGGGATCTGGACAGCAAAGAAACGATATGTATTGAATGTATGGGATAATGAAGGTGTCAGGTATCCAAGTCCAAAGATAAAAATTATGGGTATTGAGGCTGTTCGTAGTTCTACACCACAAGCATGTAGAGCTAAAATCTTAGAGTTGATGGAAGTTATAATGGAAGGTACAGAAGGTGATGTTATAGATTATATTGCAGATTTTAGGGATGAATGGAGTGATTTGCCAGTTGAAAATATTTCATTTCCAAGAAGTGTTAATAATTTAGACAAATATCATCATTCAGTTTATGGGTATATTAAAGGTACGCCAATACAGGTAAGAGGTTCTTTATTATACAATAGACTTTTGGATGAAAATAATTTATCAAGTAAATATGAGAGAATTCAAAATGGTGAAAAAATAAAATTCACTTATTTGAAAGAACCAAATTCTTTGCATGATAATGTGATTGCTTATGTCAATACATTGCCAAAAGAATTTGGATTGAATAAATATATAGACTATGATTTACAATTTGAAAAATCATATATTGATCCGATTAAAACAGTTTTAGATGTGATCGGATGGAAACATGAAAAAACATCAAGCTTAGAAGGCTTTTTTGGATAGGTGATAAATATGAGAGTGCATGAACTAGCAAAAGAATATAAAATCAAATCAACAGATTTTGTTGATATAGTACAGAGTTTCGGCGTTAATATCAAAAGCCATTTGAATTCTTTAGATGAAGCTCAAATAGCGGATATTAGATTCAAAATGAATATGAAAGATCATTCCAAGAAAGCCGAGTTGTTGTCTGAGGAAGAAATTGAAGAACTCAATCCTTTGGGTAATATCACACCAGAAGAAACTGTAGTTACTGATTGGGTAAAGGTTGAGGAAGAATTGAATCAAGATCAAGAAAAATCAGAAAAGATAGAAACAGAAATTAAAGAAACCCTTTCAGAGATGAAAAATTCAGATTCTATTGATCCATTAGTTGATGAAGGTGATCCAGCACCAGCTTCTTCTGTTGTTACTAAGACAGGAGAAACCGCAGACGAATGGAATACAAGGAGAACGGAAGAAATTGCGGAAGAAAATGATTTGATAATAAAGCGAGAACAAGAATCAGAAGAAATTAGGAAACATGCTGAGACATATAAGCGAGATCAGGTTGTGAAAATGGAAAGATCTGGTTTTTGGGGATGGCTAAGAGGATTTTTTGGTTAGGAGATTAAATGACAGATTTTTTAAGTGCATTAGTTAAAGATTTAGGTGATGAACATACTACTATAGCTGCCGATAGGAAATCTTCGGCAGAGTATAGTGGTACAATTGATACAGGTTCTTATGCACTAAATGCTTTGTTCTCTGGTTCAATTTATGGGGGTGTGCCCAATAATAAGATTACTGCCTTGGCAGGAGAAAGTGCAACAGGTAAAACATATTTTGCTTTGGGCTTGGTCAGGCGATTTTTAGAAACCAACGAAGGTGGAGGTGTTGTCTATTTTGATACAGAATCGGCTGTAACTGCAGATATGATGGAGCAAAGGCAAATTGACATCAATAGAGTTATTAAATCTGAACCAGATACTATACAAAAGTTTAGGCATACTGTACTTACTATTTTAGACAATTATACTGCACAAGATGTAGAAGAACGTAGGCCAATGATGCTAGTTTTAGACAGCTTAGGTCAATTGTCATCCACTAAAGAAATGGAAGATAGTATTGCAGGTGAAGAAACAAGGGATATGACAAAGGCACAGCTACTGAAAGCTACATTCCGAGTATTGAACTTGAGATTAGCTAAAGCTGGTGTGCCTTTGATTGTATGTAATCATGTCTACGAAAAAGTTGGATCTTATGTACCAATGAAAGTAGCGTCAGGTGGATCTGGATTAACTTATTCAGCTTCGACCATTGCCATGTTGAGTAAAAAGAAAGAGCGAGAAGGTACTGATGTTATTGGTAATATCATTAAAGCTAAAATGCACAAATCCAGATTGTCAAGAGAAAATAAAGAAGTAGAAGTTTTATTGACATATGATAAAGGATTAGATAGGTATTATGGTTTAATTGATTTAGCAATTGAAGCCAAGATATTAAAGAAATCAGGAAATAGAATAGAGTTACCTGATGGGGCTAAGCAGTACGCAAAAACTATATATGAAAAACCAGAAAAATATTTTACATCTGATTTAATGGAGAAGATTGAAGAATATGCAGCTGCAGAATTTACATATGGTGGTATTCCAATTGAAGAAGAATTGGAAACGGAGATAGAAGAAGAAGAAGATGTCTAATTTAGAATCAGCTGTTTTAAGAAATCTTTTATCCAATGAAGGATATTTACGAAAAGTTTTACCATTCTTGAAATCAGAATATTTTTTGGAAAAGCCACAGAGGATTATATACAATGAATTGAGTAATTATTTAGAAAAGTACAACAGTACACCAACAGCTGAAATATTAAAAATTTCAGTTGAGCAATTGGATACAATTACACAGGATGAATACAATGAGGTGGTTGAATACATATCTGAATTGAAATCTGATTTGGATTTGGAAACTGATATAGAGTGGTTGACAGATGAAACAGAAAAGTTTTGCAAAGATAAGGCGCTGTATAATGCTATAATGAAATCTATTCAGATATATGATGACAAGGATCAAAAAGAAGATGTTGGTGTTATACCAGAATTGGTCAAGTCTGCATTGTCTATTAGTTTTGATCCAAATGTAGGGCATGATTACATTGATGATAGTGATGAAAGATATAAATTCTATCATACTAAAGAAGAAAAGGTGCCCTTTGATTTGGAGATTATGAACAAGATAACCAAAGGTGGCCTGTCTAAAAAAACTTTGAATATTGTTTTAGCTGGTACAGGTGTTGGTAAGAGTTTGTTTATGTGTCATTGTGCAGCTGGTAATCTGGATGCTGGGAAAAATGTATTGTATATTACATTGGAGATGGCTGAAGAAAGAATAGCCGAAAGAATTGATTCAAACTTAATGGATATAGCCATGGAAGATCTGCGACTTTTACCAAAGGATTTGTATGATAAAAAAATCCAAGAAGTAGAAAAGAAAACTGTGGGTAAGTTGATAGTCAAAGAATATCCAACAGCTGTGGCCAATGTAGCACATTTTAGGCACTTATTAAATGAATTGCGCTTGAAAAAGAACTTTTCACCTGATATAATATACATAGATTATCTTAATATCTGTTCATCGTTTAGGGTCAAGGCTACGGCTTATACTAACAGTTACAGTTATGTTAAATCGATAGCTGAAGAATTACGTGGGTTGGCAGTGGAAGTCAATGTTCCAATTATGAGTGCGACACAAACTAATAGAACAGGTTATAATAATACAGATGTAGAGTTGACTGATACATCAGAGAGTTTTGGACTACCAGCTACAGCAGATTTTATGATAGCCTTGATTAGTACTGAAGAATTGGATGAATTAGATCAGATAGCAGTCAAGCAATTGAAGAACAGGTACAATGATCCATTCTATTATAAGAAATTTGTAGTAGGGTTGAATAGGTCAAAGATGAAATTATATGATGTTGAAGATTTTGCACAGGTGGAAGTGTCAGAGGATCAGGATGATGAAAATGTAATAGGGCATAATGGTAGGAAATCAGGATTCAATTTTGAAGGTATACAACTGTGATATGTTGTTGACAGATAATTTACAGCCTCTATCATAGAGGCTTTTTTTCTGCCAAAAGTAGTATAAATATAAATAATAAAAGTTAAGGAATTACTATGTTAAGATTTAAACAATTTTTACTATCGGAAATGACAGCTGATCAAGAAACTGATATCATTAGTACCTTTATATCTACAGCTAAAAACCATAATATACCATTAGAAAATGTACTAGTATGGATAGAGGCTGATTTGAATCCAACTACATCAGTTAATATTTCAGCATCAAATATATCTTTTAGGAAAGGTAAAGATAGAGTGAAACAGATGGGAACATCTGGTTCTTCATTTAATCTTTTGAAATTATCTTCTGCCAATGACTTTTGG